GACGATTGCGGAGGCGTTGAGGAGCGCGACAAGCTCGGCGCTTGTGGTTGTGATTGCGGCATTTGCCCCGCCTCCGGTTAGATCGGTTTCCGCCAGTGCTGTAACAACTCCGCTTCCGTTGTCGCCAGACTTAACGGCGGCAGTCATTAGAGCGGCAAAAGGCGCGTAAGCATTGAGCGCGGCGACAAGTTGCGTTGCGGTGGTGGAAATTGCGTCGGCAGCACGGGCAAGCGTGACGGTGAATTTGAGGTAGTCGGTCGTGGTGACGGAAAGCGCCTGCGTGGTTCCGCTTCCGGCAAGTAGCTCGATGCTGTAACTGTTAGCGAGTGATCCGGCGACATTGGCAACGATGCGGATGTCGTTGTGTGATCCCGTCATGCTGGTCGCAAGCTCGGCAGTATCGCCCGCGTCGCATGCGGGGGTAACCACGAAATCCAGCCCGGTTTGCGTGATTGCAAGAGCCTGATTTTCGGCAGGGTCGCCAATGGCGAAGGTGTAGCTATTGCCGGCGGTTCCGGGGTTCTTGGCGGTGAGCGTGAAAGCCCCGGTTTCCGTGTCGTCGTCCACGACTTCGGTAGCGGCGACGGGTCCGGCGGTGGCGTATTGAGCCTTGATGGTTCCGCTGCCGAACGTGCCGGAAACGGCAACGCTAAACTCGCGCCCGAATCCGATCGAGTTGATTGGAAAGTTACCGTTTCCGGTGATGGTTAGATTGGTCATTTGAGGTTGATTTTAAGCGGTTTCGCCGATGACTGTAATTCTTATTTCTGATGGCCCGCTTGATGAAAATGTTAGTTCATCAAACAGTAAAGAGTTTGCGGTTAGTGTTGGAATCTCTGCCGGGTCAATCAAGCCCATTGTTCCATACGATTCAGTAGCATAGGCAACCACCCCACTAACCCCTTCCAAAATCATGCCCTTTAGATTTGTGATTGTCGGTATGGCAATTCCTTCAAAATCCTTGCCGTCTCCGTCATAAATTACGCATCCAGAAGTCGCAACGCCTTGGGTGGTGTTGGCGCTTGTTGCCGCTGGCGTGATTCCTGTGCAAGTGCCATTATCAATGGCGATATTGATCGTTGAATCATTGTCTTGATAGATCGGGATAGAAAGTCCGCCAATTTCTTTGACCGTCAAAACAATAGCAGTCGAAGCCCCTCCCACGGAAAAAACAGACGCAACATCAACGTCTGCCGCAAGAGCAGTGCGAACCTTTCCAGCCCAAACCGCCGCCGTGTCGCCTGAAGTTACATCAACAAGAATGGTCTTGGGGGAGTTGTCCATGCTGTCGCAAGTGACGATTATCTCTGCGTTTCCGTTTCCGCTGCCAATGGTCCCTACCGCGGTTGCGGTTTCGACTTGAGCCACGCCAGCAACCCACGCATCGCTCTCATCAGTGGTTCCGTCTGGAACATTCAAAACAAAATCAGACGCCGGGGCAATGATAGCCCGCACGGAATAGGCAACGTCTGCGGTCGGGAATGCGAATTGGGATTGCGACGGTCCAATTTGAACGGTTCCGGTGACATTCGTGGAGCTTGGCGTCCCGGCAGCGTTAAGCCCTATAATCGCTTGTGCGGAAGAAACTGGCATGCCGTGTCGATTGGTTTGTGGTGGCGGATGTCAAGCGGGGTTTTCCGGCGGATCTGGGAAATTTATTCCGTAAGGGTAAGCCACGATCGGCAGGAAGATGTCACTTCTGAGCCTTTGCTTTATGGTCGCGGCTCCGTCTCCGTCAACCGCCACGGTTCCGACATGGACGAACGCCAAGTCGTCATTCCAGTCTGGCTGGTCGTCTGGATCTGGAAAATCATCAGTGACGAATATCGAAACCGCGCCAAGCAACGGTTCGGAACTCATACCGTCATAATCGTCGCCCCCGAATCCTTCAAACGATTCAGTTGGAAATCTTTCGATTTGAACCCATACGCCATACGTCGTCGAAATTGAAAGAACGGAATGCCCGATTGTCCCGCTTGGATTGTATGGGTCATTGATGAGGTAAGTCGGAGTCGCCGCGTTAAATCTGGATTCCAGCGAAATCATTGTTGGCTGAAGATTGTTTAACCTCATCGCCGTCACCGCTCCGTAATACGTCTTGAGCCTGATTTCCGACTCCTCTTCAACAACTTGCAACTTCCACGGGTGCTTGTAAGTCGTTGGCATTATCCTTGGAAGTTCGGGAGTGCCGCTCCTCGCCAACCGCGCCACTGCCTGCCGGATTGAATTAAAATCGGCAGCTTTAACAGCCTCGCCACTTTCCACGCGAGGTGGAAGGTTGATTGAAATCCCGGGTTTACTCATCGTCTCCGTAGAGTTTTTGGTTGATGTCGTTGTCGTCTATCAAAGTCCATGTGATCGACCATGAAGAAGCGGTTCCGACCGTGCGGCTTTCGGTCGATCCAGACATGAACCAAATCATCCCGGCAGGCGCGGCAGGGTCTCCATCTGGAACGTCGATCTTGCCAAGTTTTTCCAAATCAATGTTTGCCAAGCCTCCCGCGTTGCTGCGGCTTTTCGTCCATTCGGAAGTTGCTGCTTGATACGTCTTTATTCCGCGAGTAACGATAAAATCCCACCATTCGATCGCGAGCGCGTCAATCAGCGCGCCCCGATTGCCTTGTGTTACAACGTCCCATATCTTGTAATTACTGGCAGTCGATGCCGTCTTGTTTTTCTCGTAAAGGCCATCATGTCCCTTCACGATCAATTCAATGTCCTCGATGTCAGTAACGTCGGCGAGGAACTTCGGATGGCGCAGGATGCTTCTTTCCTCGAGCGCGTTGTTTCGGGAATAAACCGTTTCACGGTCTTGCATCTCTGAGTCAACTTGGATGTATCCGACATAGGTGACAAAAATTTTGTCAATCCCGCCCGGCTCCTCTTGGCATTCTGCGGTGTCGATTTCAAGCGGATGAAGGTATGACAAGACCTGTGGATAAACCACGGAAATCTTCGTTCCCTTGCGGAACGCGGCTTGCATGATCTGCCCGTAAAAATCCTGTCGGTTTGCCGAGAATGTTTGTGATCCAGTAACCTTTCCGGTTGTGTCGCGCTGAAAAACAAAATCCGGCCCCGGCAACCATGAGTTGCGGGCGATTCCTCTAATGGTGGCAAGGCTCATGCGTATTTTGCTGTTATGCCGTCACGCTGAATCCGCGTAAGAACGGCGGTTTGTCTTTGGTTCTCTTTCAGAAGCGGGTCGGATTTGTTCGATGCGAATGGGTTCATTGATTGGATGAATCCTTTTGGCGAGATTGATTCCTTGATGCTTTCCGCGATGCCTTCACCAATGGACTTGCCAAGCCCCTTGAACATGTCGCTGAAAACATTTCCAACGCCAGTCTGCGCGACGTATTCGATTGACGTTCTAAACACCTTTCCAAACTCGCGCATTTTGTCGGACATGCCATTCAGCTTGTCGAACATCGCGTCAATGCCGGATGCTGCACCCTTTATTCCAGATCCTCCGACCGCGCCTTCAAAGAAACCAGCAAGCAGGCTTCTGCGCGTCATTGTCCACCGTTCTAAGTATTCCCCGATTTTATCAAATCCCTCAAACGCATCTTGCGACATTCCCCCAAATGAAGAAATGTTGCTTTTTGCTTTTGCCAAGCTGCCGTCAAAGTCTCGGAAAAATCGTATGAATTTCGAGCCGCCTCTCATCCCGAATAGGTCACCCATGATTCCCTCTAGCCCTTCAAACTCAGGTCCAAGCTCAGAGACTGCTTTGCCGATTGTGTAAAATTGTTCATCAAGTTTCATGTGTTTCAAGTCCGAAGCACCAAACCCCAGTTTATTTAACGCATCTTTTTGAGTTTCCGCGCCTTGCGTTGCTTTATACATATTATCCGCAAAGCGCGACATAATCATTGAGGTGTCTGCCGCTTTCGCTCCCGCAATCGTTAATGCCTCTTCCATGAGCATCAGCCGATCAACAGAAATCCCCGTCTGCATGCTCATGTCGTTTAGATTTCCAACCCAGTCCAGCATCTCTCTTCCGGCTTGAGGAACGGCGAGGATAATCCGGCCCATCAAGTCCGTGACTTGCGCCCCGGCTTGCCGCAATCCACCGATGCCGATTTGCCTTCCGATCCTGCCAAATAGCCCGCCAAGCCCGCCAAGCCCTTTTTGCACGGCGGTTGCGTCAAATCCAAGTTTTACGGTTGATCCGATCATTCAAGTGGTGGCGGTTCGATGTTTGCTAGTTCCTCAAATTCATCCGTTAGGGCTTTCGATGGCTCGAAAAAGTAAACCCAGCGGAAATCCTGTCCGTTTCGCATTCCGTCCGCGTGGATAAGCTGCATGACGTGCGCGCATTCCATTTCCCAGATTGCCGCGTGAGGGCAAATACCCGCTCGCCTTGCGAACATCTCCACAGATGCTAGGACGCATGGCGAGCATCCCCCTTTCCCGGCGCTACGCTTTCCACCATTGCGGCTTTTAGTTGTTGGAGTCTTTCAATCACCCCCTCGATGATTTCCGGCAACTCATCCTCGTAAGTGGCGCAGAACTTCACAAAATCCGGGTCAAGCTCATCACGGGCTTTTGAAAGCGCCTCAATCATGGATTCTTTGCTCATCGCCATGATCCAAGCGCATTCATGCACGGCGGCGGTTTCGCTTTGCTCACGCTCCGATCCGGTGGAGAAGATGATATTCCCCCACCGCCTCAAAAGCTCAAAACGTCCAAACGGCAAGCGCAATTCTTGCCCGTCCAGCTTTAGCGGCGGGCCAGTCCAAACAGCGGAAAGCAGGCATTCTCTTTTGGTCATGGGATTATCCTTCTAATCGCGCAAGCAATTCGTTGCGCTGGTGTTTTGGGAGTCGTGAATCAATCAAGGTGTGGAGTTGATCCCCACGGCTTTGATGGATTGCGCGGCGGGCGTTGTTGTAAAGTTGGAAGCATGTCCAGCGGTTGTAAACAAAGGCGAGAATATAGCTTTCGAGTGATTGCGGGAGAGCTTGCACAAAAGCCGGAATGTCCGACATTCGGCGCAATCCCGGCAGCGAAATTGATCGCGCTTTCAGCCAATCAACGGCGTGATCCAGCCATTCATCCGACGAAAGAATCCCGTTTGGCTTGGCCTTGATGAACTCGCAAATCCTCGGCAGCGGATGACCCTCTCGCAAAGTTCCTCCGTTTGCCCAAAACTCCATCAGTGCTTGAGTGTCCTCCATTCCATCTTCTGAAATTGCGCAAACCAAAAACGATCCATAGGGCTTATCCCGAGTGTTTGATTCGATCAGTTTAACCGGGCAATTTTGATCCAATGGAATCCCGCATGACATAAGCGCAGATGCCAGATTTACGTCCCCGGTCTGAAATGTCGATTGTCCTGTGAGTTGCATTCCGTTAGGTCAAGGTGACTGGGGAATTGGTGGCGACGGATGGAAGGTAAATGGCTTGCACGTTCCCGCTTTCAAACCCGTTATTGGTTGGCGTGACGTTGTTGCCGATGATGACAAGTCCGGCATTTGCGTTTGGGGTATCGCCAAGATTTGAACTGTTGCGGGTTCGGCTGTTGCTTGTGGAGTTTGCGAGCACGATCACCGATCCGATATTCCCAACAAGTCCCGTAGCCTTCACCGCAACAATCCCATCAAGCGAAACATCCTTTTTGGCATTATAAACCGAAAAAGCTGCATCGCACCCGATATGGTTTGGAGCAAATGCCTGCTCGCTAGTTCCGTTGTAGGAGATGGTCCCGGTGAAAAGCCCGGACGCGGAGGTTTCATCGGCGGTGCCGAATTGGGAGGTTCCGTAAACTGTGGCAAGGCTCATGGTTGGAAAGTGTTAGTAGTTGGGGCAGGCAACGACGTTCATTTGAAAGGTTGTCACGCGGCGTCCGTCCTGTGCGCTCGTAGTTGGATTGACGTTGCGGATGTCAAGGATATTGACGCCGTTTCGCGTTTGGCAAAATTGGATCGCATCCCGATTCGCTAAGATGTCGTAAAGCGCGGAAGCCATGGCGCGATGATCCTCCTTCGTGGTTCCGCAAGTTTCCTCATCGCTTTCCTCGTCTGGCACGGTTTCCAGAACTACTGAGAGCGGAACCGAAAGGATGCCGTGCATTGCGACGCCGTTTTGCTCCCACGTCTCAACGTCGCCGGATTCGGTGATTCCGATAAGAGGCGGGGAAGCTGTTGGGTTGTCGCCGTTTACCAAAACTTCCAGCCCGGCAAGAATTGGAAAAAGCGGTTGCTTCAAAAGCACCCATTCGCGGATTGATTGGATTGTGTTGTCGGTTGTCATTTTGCGTTGTCTAGTGATGCCTTTGCCGCTTTTCGATACCACTGCGTAGTTTTACGTAGTCCAAAAATGATGGCTTTTTGACTTGCGCCAGATCCTAAAACATCGCTTGCGGATGAGTGGCGAACGGTGTTTCTCAGTTCGGTGATAGGCTTGAAGGGGTTGATCGGTTTCTTCGCGCTTCCGAATTTAGAATGCTTTTGCGCATAGCCCAGAAAGTTTCTGCCGATGTTGATCCGGCCTTGCCCGGTTTGAGCGCGGGCGATTTCCTGACCAGCGCCAAGCCATCCCCCCTTTGCCATGCCCGCCCGCTTAAATCGCGCTCTCATCGCTTTCTTGAAGTTGGCTTCGGTGACTTCCTTACGCTCTTCAATCGGCAGCTTGCGCGTTCTTCCGGTTGCTGGGTTTTGGTTTTCGTCGATCCATGCACTGATTTCCTCGACGGTCACAAGCTCGCGCTTACGGCGCTTGGATGACTTCCTGAATCGCTTCCCGTCAATCACAACAAGGACTTTGAACGCGTCCGCCAGCATAGCCCCTTCCTGCTTGCCCTTGGTTTTTGACTTGCCCCACACCTGAGTTTCAACGGCCATTTCGCGGGCGGTTTGCACCCCCCAACGAATCACAGCTTGCTTTGACGACTCCCCGAATCCCTTGGCGGCAGACCGCAATGAGCGTTCAAGTTTTGCCATGTCCACCTCCGCTTTAATCATGCCCGTTCTTTTCCGGTTAGGGTGATGATTACAAAATCCCTCCCGCGATTAATTGACCCGACGCGGAAAACCCGGCTTTCGGTTGTTGCTGATTTCTTGAGGTAGGATTGCGAGTCAAGGGGGTAGGCCGCATCAAATGCACTCCGTTTGCAAACGCAAGTTTTTTGCGTATTTGGGTCTTGCGCGTATTCCATTAACTCGGACCCGTCCATAGTCTCGGCCCCCACGATGTCCACCGGATCGCCCCCGCCAATGGAAAGCGTCTGCGTCCCTAGGATTGCAAATGCCTGAGTAGCGGCGGCGGCGGCAAACGCGGAAACAAGGCTCATGGCGTCGCTATTGGGCGAGATTAGCGGATGTCAACACAAGACCGCCGCCCGGTTTCCCAGACGGCGGTCTGCCAATGAATACGACGCAAGAAAGTTAGACGATGATCCCGAGTTCCGCAAGTTTTTCCTTGGCCTCCTTCACCTCGGCCTTCCGCCCGTCGCCAGCGGCGATAACTTTTAGGGCTTCGATGTCGGGTTGCTCCGCTTCGCCCGATTGCTCGGGTTTGTCGGTTGGCGCGGTTGGCGCTTCCGGTTCTGGGGTTGGTGTTGGCGCGGTTGGGGAGTCCTCACGGAAAACAAGCCCGCTTGCCTCGCCCTTTCGCTTGGATGCGACGGGGCGAAGATATGCGGCGGCAGATCCATCATGCGCCTTGTATGCCCGCAATACCTCATCGGCATTACCTGACATGCAAAGCAGCGTGGCTTTGCCTTCCTCGTCAAACGAAACGGCGAATGATGGTTTTTCCATGATCGTTAAGGTTACGCGGTGACAACCCGAACACCAAAGTCCATACCAACGGCAACGCCGTAAAGCAGGCCAACGGAGTATTTCAACTCGCCAGCGTTTGGATCATACCAACGGCGGAATTGGACCGGGAGATTAAGACCGGGGATGATGATGTTTTCGACCTCAACACCAACCTCGGCGGCTCCGGTGGAGTCAACACCACGACCAGCCATGAGCAAGGATGAGCGATGGAAGGCGAAGGCGGCGAGGTTTTGCGAATTAGCATCGCATTGGTCGGATTCGTAAATGTTGAACCCGGCTACACGTGGTGCCATGGCCTCGGTTTTGTTCGCGTCCATGCCGGGAAACTCGGCGGAGTTGAGGGTTTTGACAATGCTTCCGTAGTGACCCGGCGCGGACCAGATAGTCCGTCCAGCTTTTGGCGCTTTCTTGGTGTTAGTAAGCGCGGTACCAAGGTCAACGATGTCGTCACGGTCAAAGTTCGCGGCGGTGATGGTGGTAGAGGTTGCGAAGTTGTCAGCGACAACCAGATTCCACAAGTCACCGAAAACCTTCGTCCCCAACGCTTGAAGCGATGGCTGAATGAAAAGGTCATTGAGGAAGATTGAGGACTTGGAGCGTTCCACGTCCTTGAATCCGTAAACGAAGCCGTAAAAGGTGTCGAGGGTGACGGTTTTTGCCGTGAGCGCGGTGTTTTGCGAGGTGTAACCGCTGGAAAGGTCAACGGCAGTCGGCACGGTTGCAAAGCGGGTGGTGACGCTCGCGCCCTCGGCGGCGATGTCAGACGAAAAGTCGGTGATTACTCCGTTGAGGGGAGCGAACAACGCTTGAAGGTGTGGAAGGGTTTCTTCCGCGATTTGTGCGAGGTTTACGCCCGCGATGGTGTTGGTGGCCATGGTGGTTTAGTGGTGAGTGTTAGGATTTGATGGAAAGGATTGATTTGTGTTGGTGGAAAAATGCGCTGCGTTCTTCGCCTGCGGGCATTGCTTGGAACTTTGCGATGATTTCCTCCTTGGAGTCCTTCGCGCTTCCGCTAATCTCAAAAGCCTTCTCTTGCCCAACGGTTGCCATTTCAGCAACGGCGGCGGCAGCAACGGCGGATTGAGTCAACTTGGATTTTTCTGTTAGGTCGGCAATGGTCGAATCCCTTTCGGCAAGCTTCGCGGTGAAGTCGTCAACCTTAGCGGTTAGGTCGGTGATCTTCAAATCCTTTGCGGCGATTTCGCCAGCTAGGTTTTGAAGCTCGTCGATTTTCGCTTGTGCAGTTGCTAGGGATTCGCGAAGTGTTGCGTTTTCCGCAACTTCGCTTTCGAGTTTAGCGATGGCGTCGGACTTGTCGGGGAAAAGTGCGCTTAGAAAGCTCATGCGTCCTGGAGTTGGGGAATCACCGCCAATGTCAACCGTATTTTTTGCGTTGAATTTAACAATCGAATCCGCAAAACCGCGTTCAACCGCTTCCTTCGCTCCCATCCATGTTTCCGCTTTCATAAGCTCCCGCATCTCCTCGGGCTTGGCCTTGGTTCGCTTGGCATAAATGGCGGCGATTTCCTCACTGATTTCTTCCAGATTCTTAGCGGCTCGGGCGTGATCGGCGGCGTTTCCAGCGATGACTTGCGCGGCTTCATGGATCATAATCCGCCCGCCTTCGACGATCTTGATCTCATCCGCCGCCATGAGAATGACGCTGCCCATGGATGCGGCTAGGGTGTTGACGGTGGCGATAACCTTCACGCCGCGCGAACGCATGCCCATCAAAGCGTTGTAAATTCGGTAGCCATCAAGAACGCTACCGCCCGGCGAATTGATTTCAATTTCGAGGGTTTCCAGCGCGTCATCAGCGGACGCCGTGAAGCCTCCAACGGTCATGTTTTCTGCCACCGCTTTGTTTCCATAGCTCCGCTCAATGTCGCCAATCAAATCGTCGGCAGACCATGGAGTTACGGCATCATTTAGGCGAACTTTCGCGGCCCGGTTTTCAATCGTTAGGAGTTTCATCGTCTTGAGTGGTTTCGGTTTGTGTTGATTGCTGCCCGGCAACTTCGTTTGGCGTTAGCATCGCCATTTCCCGGTCCTCCACGGTGATTTCCTGCCCGTGCTTTCTGTTGAGTTCTTCCGCAACGCGCTTTGCGGTGTATTTCCGCATCCAGATAATCCGGGCGCGGCGTTCGTGAAACTCATCGTCGGTGAGTCCTCGTGCTTCCGTGATTTCGTCGGTGTTGCGAAGTCCTGCCCGCCACTCCTCAAGCTCCATTTTTGATTCTCGCCCATCGTCAACAGACAACCGGGGCGGACGTGAAAATGACCATGAGAACGGATGATCCAGCAAAGGAACGCGCTTTTCTTCGTGGAAAACGGAATACGCCCACGAGATTGCACGGCGGGCAAAGAAGTCTAGTAGCTTCTGGCGTTTCACGATGGCGCGGCGAGCCTTCATGATTTCCGCGCGCTCTGCTGTTCCTTGGCCGGGAGAGTTCCAAACAAGCGAGTAAACCCAATCAGCGGCGACAATCGCTGACTTAAAAAGGCGATCTTGGAAGGACTCATAAAGAGCGCCGGGTGATTCGTGCTTGATTTGCTCGATCTTCTCGCCCGCGCCTGCTGTCATGTAAATGATCCCGCCCGGAGTCGCGGTTGCAACGAATGAGTTGCCGTTAGAATCCGGCTGACTCATGGAATTTCGCGGGTTCTCTAGGTCCGGCCCTCCTAGTTCGTTGTGGATGGAAAGATGGAGGCGGGAAACGATTTGTTGGCGGATGCGCTCATCGTCGATTGAGCAAAGCGAGGTTTTGAAATCCTCAAGTGCATGGGTGAAAAGCGGCAATCCTCGGCCCTGTTTGGCGAATAGCACGTTGAACCCGTAGATCATATTCGATGCCGGAACATCGGTGTAAACAGACGCATCATCACCCATTTGCACGCGGAAAGCGGCGATTCTTCCGCTGGCATAACGGATGATTCCACGCGAGATTTTGAAACCATTCCAAGGCCCGCCCTCAACTGTTTCCTTTGAGTTGTCGGATCGCACGCGATGCGGCGGCAAGCATTGAATGCGCGGGAATCCATCCTCGCCTTTGATGAGCATCCAAAACGCATCACCGTAAATATCCACGGTGATTGAAGTTAGTTCAAGCAGCGAGTGCCAATCCATCACCCCGCCTTCGACGGTGCATGACGGAAACCAGTATTTACGCATGAACGAGGCGATTGCTTTGCCGTCGTCCATGTCTGATTCGCCTGTGTAAGTTGGCAGGAAAGCCTCTCCCACGCTGAATGAAGCCCGTTGATTGATTACAGCTTTTGGGATTCCAAAGTTGACGTAAAGCCGCTCGGATAGCGAGCAAAGCACATTCCAGTCGTGAGTCGGGATGAGCTTGTCGATGTCATCACGCCTAACGGCAAATTGCGGGCCACGGAATCGCGAGCGATCTGCCGCATGCGCGACCCTGTTTCCATAGGCGTAAGGCTGGCCAAATTCGTTTAGGATCATGTTAGAAAATGGCGTGGGATTCGGAAGCCGGAATGCCGCCCGCTTCGTTCATTTTGAGGATTAAACCAAGCATCCGCAAGCGGTCCTGATTGGTCATTGTGGCGCTACCCGAAAAGGATTGGCCGTTCACTGTGGCGTTTGTGATGCGCATTGATGCGTTGGCGTCGGTTGCGAGCGATAGCGCAAGGGCAGCGCGTTCCGTGGCAATTGTGGCCATGGCGGATTCGTCATCCTTCAATGCGATGTAAATGGATCGCGCCGTTGCAAACAATGACATGCGCCCCGAATTGGGTGCTTGGCGCGTATGTCAAGATTCAATCCGTCTCGAAAAGCTCAAACACTAGCGAGCATCCAACTTGGTAAACAAGGCAGTCCCAAAGGTGATTCTGGCGGTTGCGTGTGATCCATAGCGGAGTCTCCTGCCCGGTTCTGGCGTGCCTCACCACTTCCCGCCGTTCGGATTTCATGTGCGTCTCGAAAGCCTTGGAAACATCGCCCGGAACTTCTAGCTCACCGCCTTGGCCAGTAATGAGCCTGTGCGCGATGTCTTTAACGGGGTTGGTCGCCAGCCAAAACCACTTAGCAATCCCTCCTGACTTTGCTTTCTGGCGTTGCGTTTTCGAGTAAAGGCGGCGGACTTTGTTTCCAGTTCGGTCAACGTGTTCCCAATCCGTCCGCACGCCATCGCCCTTGATGCCCGTCCATCCGTGTTTCACGCATAGGTCAAGTATGCGGTCTTGGTCGAATCCAATGTCAATAATGGTTTTTCCGGGTTCTACTCCGTATTTTTTCCGCAAGTCCTCCAATGCTTTTTCGTCTTTGCCGTCGCTTGGAACGTAACCCTCCGAAAGAATCCGGGCTTTCCCGCCATCGCCCCATGCGCAAACCATGTGCCAGAAGTGATTTCCCCCGGCGTCGATTGTCATAAACCTTTCCTTTTCCCAGTCGAAACGCTCGGCGGATTCGCAGTCTGCTTTTGTAAAATCGGCGCGTGAGATGGGCATGGCGTCATCACTCATGTGATCGGCCCAGAATTTAGCGCGGCGTTTTTGCCACCACTGGCGGCGTTTATCGACAATACCCTGCTTCAATGCGCGGACAGATTCCAGCCATCCAATGACTTCGCTTGACCATGGAACCCACCAGACCGCGAGGGCGTCGATATGGAATCCGCGATACCCGCGCAGGCCGCTTTCCGTGGTGGAAACATACCCGCCATGACCATTGCCGAGATTGGATGTTGCTAGCTTCCGGCGATTTGCTGGCGTGTCGGCATAGGCTTTGCGGCAGATTTTGCACTCCATGCGGGCGGTGTCGGCGGTTGCTTGCTCGTCAATGGTCCCGTCTTCGCGGGTGATTGTGTCGAATCGCAACGACTCAAAATCGTATGCCTGCTCGTGTCCGCAATCGCACCGCCAAGCAAAATCCGCCATGTCGGTTTTCTTCCACTCTCCATCAAATTCACCATCAGCAAACCCGCCTTGCGATACTAAAAAAACCTTTCGATTCCATCGGTCATGATGGCGTGCGAGAAACTCACGGATCAACCCGGCTTTCCATTTCCAGACCTCGTCCCCGTAAAGCCATCGCATTGACTTCTCTTGGAAATTTGACCCGTTCGCGCCACCCATAATGAGCGGCATGTGGGGAAAAATGATGTCTAGCTTGCGTGATTTGTGGCGATCTTCTGGCCATAAATCAGCAATGGCAGCGCATGATTTGAGCGCGGGTTGGAGTCGGGTTTCCGCCCAGAACTTCGCGTCCTCGTCAGTTTGGGAAGCGTAAAGAAACGGCCCCGGATCTTCGCTGACAACGTAGGGAATCAACGCTTCCGCAAGCGTGGATTTGCCGCTTCCGGTTGGCGCTAGAACCACTACCTCGCGCGTCTCGGCATCGGCAGCGCATTCCATCGGCGCTTTCCACCATGGAGTTTGCTCCGGGTCGTATTTGCTTGATCGCTCTGAGTTGGAAATCTTTACGTTCTTCGCCGCCCACTCCCACGGCTTTAGCGTGGTTGGAGGTTTCCATCCTAGGCATGCGCCTTTGACGACGGCGGGAATCATTCTGCGTAAAGCGTGGAAGTTTCGTCAGCAAGGCGGGTGAGGACTTCGATCACGCACTCGCGGATAAGCGGCTGCATTTTAGCGGCTGACAGACCCTCCAATCGCGGCGGAAGGTCTGCGGATAGCTTGAGGATTTCACCACGGGCAGCGGCGACGACTTTCGTAATAGATTGCCGGACCTCGCCAGCCGGGACAAGCTCGCGGGTTTCTTGTTGGACAGCAACGATGCCTTTTAGGGCGAGAACCTTTTCCTTGAGGATTTTAACCGTGTCGATGTCTTTAGCAGAACGGATCGCGTGCTCCATCTCCTCTAGGCTTTGAGCGGATGCGGCGGATGGATCGGTTATCGTGGCTCCCGGCGCGATTCGATGGCGGCGAGAACCCAGCCATGCGTCCATTTCCGGGCGGTTCCATGGGTCGATTCCTTGGCGCTTGGCTTCGTCCCAATCCTTTCGGTCAATGCCTCTTTCCCGGCAGGCGTCGGCTATTGTGGTTCTTGGCATGGCTTGGTCCCTAGTTGCAAGTTTGTTGCATAAAGATTGCACGGCCCTCT